AGTACAGCGCCTTAAATACAGCCGTTTTTGTGCGATTTTGCCCGATGCTAGATCGTGCTACGAATCAGGTATAATGATCTCAAACGTCAAGAGCCATAAAAGCGGGCAATTTTGATCTTGCGTATAAAATGACACGACGATTCGCAACGTTCAAATTTGAGGCTCTTGTGAACAGTTCTAGAATATTCTGATCGATCTACCATCGGGCAAAAAATTGATCGCTCTTGGAATCCTGTTCACCAGGTAAATAGTGCGTTTAGCAATATGAATAAATGTGCTCAAATTACGTTCTAATATAGAACACTTTGTATGTTCTGTTTTTAGAACACATTTCGGAATAATGCTTTTCGCAATATGAATATTAGTTCTGATTCGGCGTTCTAAAAAGGAACACTTGGTATGTTCTAAAACGTAGAACAATTTTCGCAATATATCGAATCGCAATATGCGCATATGTTCTAAACGGAGTTTTGGTAATGTCTCAATTAACACAGAGTCAAATCGCCCGACAGGCAGAACAAGACATTGTAGACTTGTTAGTTAAACTCTCAACTAATATAGCACTGATATTCGCTCATGCAGCGACAGAAAGAAACCAGATAATAGCACAAGCGAGCGCACGTAGGGAAGCATCAAGACTGATTCGCGCCACAATTGCCGGTGAAAATGGGCATTCTGCTTACTCGACTTTGCTCATGTATTGGGTTTTGGCTATGGTGTACAGTGTGGGCATAGAGCACGCACAGCATCTAGCAAGATTGCCGGAAAAAACGCCCTCAGACACCCTTCGTATAGACCCCCTCTATATGACGCCCTATGCTTGGGTCGATCCTAACGGGATGCGTTTACAGGATAGAATAGACCATGTAGCACAGCGCACAGCACAGCAATTCGACCGAGCTATACTGCTCTTGCTCTTGCGTACAGAGCCTGCTGATCTGCCTGCCAAGATACACAAATTGTTCACTGTCGCAGCCAACAATACAGGCTCTGCGTTAGGGTATGAATCATGGCGTTTGATGCGTCATGAGATGAATAGAATGTATGGTGCTGCTATCATCACAGCAGGCTCATATAGCCCTATTGTAGCAGGTATAGACTGGGCACTATCACCCAGGCATCCTAAGCAAGATCATTGTGATATAGTGGCTACAATAGCAATGGATGGCACACGTATCAAAGAGCCATATACAGCAGGCTCTGTACCTAATTATCCTGATCATGTGTATTGTCTATGCTCACTACAGAATGCATGGCAAGAGTACCCTGCTGCACAGGGCAATGTAGTCTATGCTGCTATACTGAGTAATCCTATTATGTTTACTGTGCTCTTGACAGGGCAGAGCTATATACCTCAAAGCATCATTCGCAACGCCCAATAGCGCGGTTTTTAAATCGAGCTTCGATCCGGTTCTTTTAAGCCATAACGCCCATCGTTTGGCACTCTCGGTCAGATCACCGATTTTTTATCTCTAATTACCCTATTTGAGACTTGTCAAGAATTGCGACAACGGGTATACTTGTGACCATACACGGAGGGTGTAATGGCTGATAGAATCTGCTCCAGGTGTCATGAACCAAAACCAGCGACGATAGAGTTCTTCAGACCAGACAAAGGTGGACTGCGCGCACGATGTAGAGTGTGCGAAGCGATAGTAGATCACGCACGTTACACGAAAGACCCCGAAGGATGGAAAGAGAAAGCAAGACAATGGTTAGATGCGCATCCAGGCAAAAAATCTGAATACGCAAGCAGGTTTTATGTTAATAACAAAGAGGAAATATTGGCACACGGACAACAATGGCGTGATCAGAATAAAGACAAAGAATAGTATAAAGAAAACAACCGACGGCGTGTGAAAGAGTGGAAAGAACGCCCCGGAAACAAAGATAGGCACAAAAAGAATGTAGAACGATTCAAAAAGAATCATCCTTTATATGGTAGGGATTATTACGCAACGCATAAGGCACAAAGCCAAGAAAATAGACGCACTCAACACGCAAAAAGATCGGCTCGTAAACGCGGTCTGCCCGACTCATATACGGTAGAAGATTGGCGTTTCGCACTGGAATATTTTAATGATTGCTGTGCGGTATGTGGAAGACCGCAGGGGTTATGGCATACATTGGCGCAGGATCATTGGATACCGTTGAGCAATCCAGAGTGTCCTGGCACAGTGCCTGAAAATATAGTGCCGTTGTGCCATGTAAAAAAGGACGGGGAAGGCAGTTGTAATATAGAGAAGCACAACAGCGATCCGATGACGTGGTTAACAAAAAAGTATGGTGCTCGTAAAGCCAAGAAGATCGTGCAGCGAGTTGAAGCCTATTTCGAAGTAGTGCGACAGCGCCAGAGCGTGGGTTGACATAACGCTTGACAGGTTATATAATACGCGCAAAAGTTAAAAACGAGGTGGATAATGGAGTTACCCTACAGAATAGAGCGAAGTAATGGCGGCAAGTTGTACAGCACAGCGAATCGGAGTTCGAGCTATGAACCGGTAAAGGAGGGTTTTAGGGTATCGTACTGGGATAATGTGGAGCAGGATCGATACAGTGAGATGGTGGGATCGGTAGAAGAAGCGGATCGGAGATGCAAGGTATGGGTAGGAGTGCTACCTGGTGGGGGGATGAAGTGATGATCAACGAAAAAGACAGGGCACTGTTTAAGGCGTGTGGGTGGACAGTTAGGAAAACCGATGTCGGATATGATGTACTAAAAGATGATTCGCTCTGGTTTGAAGCGCACAAAAGTGAAGACGATGCATGGAATATCGTAGAAATAGCTGCTCCCGACTATTTTAACTCGGTTGACGCGGTGCTGAAGTTGCCGTGGCCGAGCGAGGATGCCACCGGTTACTACACGCGCCTGATTAATATCGCACCCGATGGAACTGCCGATGTTTTTCTCACCCGACACGAGAATGTTCTCTTAAATGGGGACGATCACGACCAAAAAACGGATTGGTACGGCGACGGTAACACGCTCGCCCGCGCGTTGTGCAAGTGTTTTGTAGCCTGGATGGAGAAAAAATAACATAGTTATCGCAGTATTCGTAGCTTTATGGCTTGGTGTTTCGTTGGGATTGATGGCAAGCACTATTGCGCGAGCGACGATCCCGCAGTTTGAGAAGCGTAATCCGTGGACATTGCTGCTGGTGATTGCGGTGATCGCACTATTCACGCCGATTGTGTATGTGTTGGCCTATTGGGCAGACAAAGGGGCGACAAAATGAGCTATAACGTATCAAACTGGACGACGGTCAGACTAAGCAAGCTAATCCTTCCATTGGATATGTTTGAGGAAGATGACGTGGATCGGGACGACAGCCCTGCGCTATCGCTGATCCTGGGCAAGGGTATTGGCGCGGAAGGTGATCTGGTCGAACCGAACTCGATTCGGGTGCGGCGGATCAATATTTACGGCGATGGTTCGGGTTATTCGGTTGACGCGCTGGTCAAAGCACTGAAACACAGCACCGGTGAGTTGGTTGCGTTTTTAACCTGGGAAGGCGGCGATTCTTTCACGCTGCTTACAAGTAAAGATGGGGTGGTTTCAGACGAGCATGTCAACATCAAAGACCTGGTGCTTGCGTGGCTGGAGAAGCAGGAGACCAAACAGTGACTCAAGACGGCGTTCAGAATCTAGATGAATATCGCTATCGCTGAAGTCAGTGGGGCGTGACCAAAGCAGAGACCGAACGGTTGCTCACTGCCGCATTAGCGCGGGCCGCTCGCTCGAATGATATATGCTTCGATTGGTTGGATTATGTCGAGCATCAAGTTGAAGCAGGGATGAGCATAGAATTGATAGAGGAGTTGTTGAAATGACACAGTTTGACGAGATTCAAGCAAAACTAGCAACCATTACTCCGGGGCCGTGGCACGCCGAACCGGAGACACGTAAGACGTTTCCAGGTTATAGTATCGAATGTGCCGATCCGAGCAAACCTGAACGCCAGATCGCTGTGGCCTATAATGTACAAATGACGGCGGACGCACAGTTTATTGCGGCAGCGCCTGACATGGTCGCTTATTTATTGGATTCTGTACGCAATTTAAGCCGAGTGCTTGAAGTTTATCGAGTCGAAAACGAGTCGCTTCATAAGAAAGTAGAGCAAGGCGACTTATATAAAACGCTTGTTGATCTCAAAATAAGCGCCTTTGAAACCACGATGATTGAAAAACAGAACAGAATGGCCGAGTTGATCGCGCAGGTGGGCGATTTTGCCAAACTGTACAAGGCAACATTGGAAGAAAACGAGCGGTTGCGGCGTGAGGTTGCTTTATATAAACAGATGTTGACTGAATAGGGGCCACTATGGTCTACAAATTGACCGATTCTCAAATAGAAGATTACGAAAACTGGGTATTGGGGATAACAATGGGCGACAGATTAAACGACACGCAATTGAAAGAGTTACGAGAGGTGATCGAACAAAACACCGCTTTTACCGAGATTTCTTTTATGTTGGGAGTGATGCGCGATCATATTCTTAATGCTTTACGCGAGTTGCAAGATCGGCGTAAGTTGGAAGCGCAAGTGCCCGACGATGACTTCAAGCTCTGTTACGTCGAGGGCGATACTGCTTATTTCACGACGCAGCCGCTGGATAAACAATGGGGCGATGATTGGAACGATGCTCCTTATGAGCATAACGCGGGCACGCCTTACGCTTGGAGTGAACGAGAGGACAAACCACGCTGGTATATTCACACCTTGAAATTCACCGGGTTTGAGTCGCCAGCGGACATTGCGATGAGCAACTCGCATTACTCGGTCGAGATGATCAATAACGGCTGCGTGGCGTGGCTGACGTCTTCGCGCAAACCGGTGGTCAATATTTATGCTGGATCGACCATCGGGGCGTTCAAACGCAAGATTCTCGAAGGCCAGGGCGCTGTATACGAGGAGGTGTGACGTGGCTTGTGTATTGACCGATACTGAGCTAAAAGCGCTTATTCAAACGATTCGCGAAATTGCTATCCCCATCGATCATTTTCGTGATGACATCCTTTCATCCCTGGAGGAGCTCCAGGAGCGGCGCAAGAGTCCCAATATGCCCGATGCAGAAGAACTGCTGGCGATTGAGGAGCAGGATCAAGAAGCGCGAGACGATGCCCTGGGCTTAGACAATGGCAAGCCAGAATGTAACCGCTGTCATGGCACCGGTCTGGAAATGGACAATTTAACGCCTTGCGAAGCGTGCTTAGGCGACGGGCACGAGTGGTGGAGATGATATGGATGCAGTAACTTCACGTCACCTTCTGATCTTCAAAGAGGATGACGGTAAATGTTTTCTGAATGTTGGCATTGGCAAAATAAATGGTCAATGGCGTGTAACTGGCATAAAAAGACTGCTTGTGACTGAATATGCTGGCTGGATTGCCTTTCTTAAGAGTCAGGGGCACGAAATACACATTGGTAATCTTGATCGCTCACAACAATATGGCGTGCCAGTTATTGCAGTTAAGCCCGGAAGTACCTTCGTAGAGGCGGTTGAGGGTGCTGCTTGGTTCTGGAACATTAAGCGGACTGAATTGATTGATAAAATATGACGAATCAAAAGTCCGGCTGCGGAGGCCGGACTCGTATGCGGTAAAACCATCACAAAACTGGAACTGCTGGATGTATACGATATGGATATTATAGCTCACTGACGGTTAAAAAGCAACAGCAATCTACTGAGTTGACAGAATTCTTGACAAGTAGTAAAATGGACTAAATAGGAGATCGTATGACTATAAACGAAATTGAACAATTGATGGCAGATGTAACTTGCTTACGTTCAATGACTCCAGTTGGCAGACTCGACGTAATCGGACGTGTTATAAACGCTTTAATCGAACTGCGCGATCTTAAAACTGAATACAAAATCTCAGTTGGCTCGAATCCTCAAGCAAGCTTGACTTCTCTGCCTCTTGACGACGAGCCGTTCGAATATGACGTTTACTGTCCGGACTGTGGGCAGCAGTTGTCGTTTTTGCGCGGCAATACTGGATCGTGTGACAACCCACACTGCAAAAGTTATCGCGAGGAGTTGGATTAATGTTTGAATGGTTAAAGGAACAAACCGTCAATGAAATGATAGTGATAAAAAGAACCACTTATCATTTTCACAATGGCGAACTGGTAGAATCCACCACTTATCAGCATAAAGGTCAATATTTATCTGACGAGGTAGTTAAAGAATTGTTTGCCAATCATTTTCTCGTGATTACGGACGAGGTGCAGCGATATGATGTGAGTTATGCAGGCATTCGATATATGCATCAGTTGGATAAAAAACGAAGGATTGCAGAGCTAGTAGCCGAATTAGAACGATTGCGGCACGAGGATTAAAATGCAAGAAGATCAAAAGAACATTAGCTGGCGTCACATTTTTGATAAGATGGCCCAGGAATATGCCGATCTGATAGCGCAAGAGGAAACATTACAGGCGCTGATCACGCCCTGGGATGTAACTGATGCCAAGTTGCTGGCCGCAGCAGCGACGGCGTATGATATTTACATGATTAGTGCCACGCACCGAGGCAACAAGAATGCAGCATGGAATATCCTGGGATGGCTGCTGACGCTGGCCGGAAAGCCAGAAGCGGAACGAATAGCTATTTTTAAGGAGACAAACGATGCAAAAGGGTGATAAAGGGTACTTCAAAGGGTTTATAGCTGGAGAATGTACGATCCTATCGGTCAGCACCGATGGCAGTATGGCAAGGGTGGTTTTTAATCCGCCAAACGATCCGAGAAAACACGAGGTTTTATTGGCGGACATACTGCCAGCGCCAACTGAAGAACCTGCTCAAAAAATAGGACTGAGGTTTTATTCACAAACGAGCCGGTTGATGAATCCAGCGCCTATACATTACAGGGAGCAATTCGAACCTCACATTGTTCTTGACGCGCGCTGGCCGGAAAACGACGGATTCGCCATCGTTGCGATTGCGGTACGGATGACTCAATGTTTGGGGTGCGGTCGGTTGCTGTGCGAAAAACCCTACGATAGCCGGTTGTCGCTCAGGCTTTTAGACGAATGGATGGTGCGGGCAGATACACACGCTATGTGCGCAGAATGTCAATCCAAAAAAATATATATCTGCTCGTTGTGTAGGAAGCAGTGCACAGAGATGATGTGTCAGGTGCACAATCAGACTCATTGCCTGTGTAACGAGTGTTATAAAACAACTCCAGCCGACAAATGGGATGATGAAAAGCACGAAATACGGAAGGCGGACGATGATTATGACGAAGGCGATGATTGGGACAGTTAAAATAGGCGACGTGGTCTACCGGAAGCGCATTAACAGGGAAACCGATCCGCTGGCCGATGGCACTGTCGTTGATGTAAATGGACGCTTTGCTGTCGTTCGTTTCCCTTACCAGACTCTGGATGGATTGGCGCACCATAATATACGCATACAAATATTTGCGCTGATCCCCTGGTCGAAAGAGGAACAGACTCGACGCGCTGATTTGGTGGCAGCGAAGCTCGCAAGTAACGACTCCTGGAGATACCGAGCATGGATACGGTAAAATGGCGTCAAATTGAGTGGCTGTCAGGCATGGGCATGATCAGCGCTGATAGCGAATTGAAACTGAAGATGCAATTGATAAACGAGGCAATAATGGACTGGAAACGTGATCTAACCGAACGGGACTTGAAAGAAGTCGAATTTGCGCAACTCTACGAGCGCGATTTTGGGCATGGCACCGTTGGGCATAACCAACTGCTGATCATTGCTAAACTGGCTAAAAACGCCAAACTGGCCGCTGAAACAGCAACTGGCCTGACTGCGCTCTCTGATAGAGAGGCGAATCGCGTATATGCACTCGTGTCGACACTGCGTGCTATTCGCGACGTGCCTGGCCTTCCCCAATCTATTTATGATGCGATTGACACGGTAGTGCCACTGGGAGGTAAAGAATGAACTACCCACGCGATGATTACGATGAAGAAAACGCCGAGCCTGAAGAGGGTGTGCTTAAACTATACGAGGTGCACTGTGATCGCACCGATCCGTCAGACGCGGTATGCATCGATCTGGATAACGTGGCAGAATGTATCCACGGCATCCTGGAAAAGGTCGAGTTTGAAGATGGCGATCTGGATCGCGCTGTTGTTTTTGTGGTGCGGTCAATCCAGATGACCCAGGATGAATTTGACGAGTTGGAGGAACGCAGTGAGTAACGGTTACAGTTTGGAGTTACTGCGATGGGGAGACGGAGAAGTGCATCTTGTATATTGGGATTGTCTGGAAGGAAAAGACCTTAATTTTGTGATCAAGCGGGCCATGAACACCGTGACGCAAAAATACGAGGTTTTAGTTTACAAATCAAAATACGCAAACCCAGAAGACGAAACACCAACGTTGATTCTGATCGATGATTTGCCCTGGGAACTGCTCATGCTGTGTAATCAACTGGAACGAAGGGATTCGACCATTGAAGACTAAATTGACCGCTGTCCAAGAATTTACAATCAATAATCTGCGCGCACTGCCAGGTCACACGTTTTATGTGCACGAGTATGTACCAGAATCAACCATCGAAGTACTCGATTCGCTGTGCGAGTTGGGGTTATTGAACTATCTACCAGAAAACGGGACGATCAAAGGTTGTTACGTTTTGAATCCTGATCGACAGGAGTTATCAGAATGACCTGTATTATTGGTATAGAAGACGACAAGGCGGCATATTTAATAACCGATTCGTGCGTCACCGATGGGTGGTCGGTAAGTAACCAACTGGCGTATTCAAAAATCGCAACTGTTGGGGATTTGTTGATTGGAATCACTGGCGATACGCGCATGGCTGATGTGGTAGCATGGCACTTTGAACCACGCATCCAGGATGCGCACGAGGTTGACGCGCATTATGTATCAGTCGGAGTTGCAGACGCAATACGCCAACTTCTAAAAAATGTGGGTTATAGCGAGATAAACAACAACAAAGAAACAACATATGGCACCATGCTGATAGCTTATCACGGCATCCTTTACCACGTCAGTTCTGAATATGGGATTATGCGGACGCAGGATCGTTTGTACGCTATAGGGTCTGGTTATTTAGTTGCATTGGGAGCAATGAAAGCATTGCAACCCTATCTAGCCATACCTGAACGACTGCAGCGTGCCAGCGAGGTTGTTTCATCCACCATTTCAAGCGTGAGCGCCGCGTTTCTGGCTTATAAACAGGAAAAAACCTAATGTCTGATGATAATCTGCGTCAAAAACGGTTTGACGCGCAACTTCCGGCGACGGTCGTGCCACGCTCTTTGAAGGCGCGATTGTTAAATTACATAGAGCGTCAGAAGCAGGCTGGATTCGACGCCAATCAATCTGAAGTGGTGCGCATGGCATTATCTCAGTATCTGGAGCACCCGACGCTCGTGCGATTGACTCCAGAACTGAAGACTCTTTTGGAAGGCTATGCGCGCGAGCATGATATGACGTTAGATCAGGCGGTGCAACAAGGGCTACAGTGGTTTTTGAATACGCAAAGGGGGAAACGATGACTCCAGAGAATGAACGGTTGGTACGTATAACCATTGCAAAAATGGATGGCTGGTCAATTACCGTTGATGAACAAGGTGTTCGCTGGTTGATCGATGGACGCAACCGCCAGAATCGTTACATCGCTGAAAAAGGGCTGGTGGCACACGGTGGAGGCCAGGACGGTAAACTAAAACACGTCGACTGCAGCGAAGAAACCTGGGACTGGGCAATGGCGATGCGTTTGATCCCGGATTATATAAATCATCTGCCCACGATCCTGGAGACTCTGGAACGCTTGAATGTCTCCTGGAATATTGTGTCGAGAAATAAACATATTGCAATTCAGGTTGGAGAAATTGCAACTTTTATGCCATCTCATGAAATTCACGATCTGTCCATCGTTTTAAGCCAGTTACTGGCGATGAAAGACCCAGAATATGCAACCTATATCGCTGACAACCCAGGGCGTTGTGTGGCTGGATAACCATCTAAACGGTCAAATCCAGGGGCATGCTGGCGACCGGGTCTTTACCATATGGAGTGACGAACTAGACGATTGGTATTTCACCGTTGAAGAACTAGGGAAAGCTCCGTTGACTTGTGGGACATTTCAATCTGACCTAATTGCGCTACGCAAGGCAGAGCGCTGGCAGATCAATCGTGCGAGCGCATCAACTGATAGCCCAACTCTGCGCGGCGCAATCTAGGCAGCGGCCAACAGTGAGCGCACATGCGATGCCCCAGGGCGTTGATATAAAACGTATCGCATGTGCACGGTTTACTTTTATTCAAATTAATGTGACCGTGCTGGACTCCATACTCATCCAGCGGTTGCCACCGGGGATGCCGATCATCCGGTTTCTCGTCAGGCGGCAACCAATCTTCGATCAACTCTCCAAACTCAAGCTGTTCTAACTCGTCGGTCATTGGTAGCCTCTGAAATCTTCTAGATTGATATTCATGCCGATCAGGGTGCGACCCGAATCGCTGCGAATTTGTTTGACTTCCATAATCTGCCCTTTTTTGTCCCAATATTCCCGAAAACGCAACATATCCTCTACGATGCTCAATATGCTATATGGCCCGGTGTAGAAATAAAACTTCCAGTGCATCGTTCTTTCATCAACGACGTTTCTGGATAGTACTTCTTTGAATGTCCAGCCCATACGCTCAATGCCGTCTTTTACCCAGGCGTCTACCTGTTTTTGTAGCGCCTCTGCCTCTTTTTGAGTCCTCGGAATCATGTGACACTCCGTTATTTTACATCGATTATATACCACTTAATCAATATGTCAACCTATAATACAAATTTCGCAGACCGCTTGTCGAATTCGCCAAGCCTTGACAGGATTGATAAAGTGATATAGATTAATAGTATCTTTATTTTGTCTCAACAATCACGCGAGGCGCGAATGCGAGAGCAGATATTTTTAGAGACACTCCATCAATTTTCGGGCAAATATCCACCGGTGCCGATGGCTCCTGGTGTTGATCTAGCCCAGTTCACCGAGGGTGACGAAAATTCCGAGGGAGACAAAAAGCCGTTCTTTGTAACTTTGCCGATTGGTAAAGTGGGCGCGCGTTCGCGCAACAAGCGCAATTATCCACGCGAGGCGATTCAGGAGATTGTGCGTCAGATTAACACGAATCAACCCAGTGGTAATCTGGGCCACCCTAAAAGTGGGGCCGAAAGTGGAAATGGGTTTAATCTACCTGCGATTTACTGGGTGGGAGCCATCCTGGAAGAATCGACAGGCGTGGCATGGGGTAAGTTTTATGTGCCGATGTACCGCCAGGATTTGCGTGAATACTATCGCCTGGCGATGCGCCGGGGCGCAAACGTGGCAACATCGTTACTCGGCACTACAGAGATCGATGCCAACGGCAATGTAATCAACCCGCAAATCACCTGGATTGACGTGGTTAATCCTCACGAGGCGGGAGTACTCGAAGCGGTTGGCAAACCCCAAATCACGATGGAAACAACAATTGATCCTCAAGAGGAGGAGAAAATGGAATACGGAGATTTGATCGCTGAACGAGACACGTTCAAGCGACAATTGGCCGAAGCGCAGACCGAAGTGGCTACGCTAAAAACTAACGCCCAGGCTACAGCGCAGACGCTGACTAGCTTGAGCGAAATCGCGGGCAGCGCGAATGTAGGGGAGACCCTCAAGGCGCTTCAGACGCTCCAAGAACAAATCAACACCGAGTTGAAGACGGACAAGCCTTTAGAGGCCATTCGGACGCTGAAGACCGAACGTGATGGACTGGCCGAGGCGGTCGGTTCGATTGACGCGGTGAAAGTTCTGCGCGGCACCTTTGCAGAGATCGAGACTCTGGTCGGTGACAAACCGGTGGAATCTATTAAAGCGCTGCAGGGTGATCTTGCCGCTGCGCGAACGGAACTTGGCGAGATGCTCAAAGAAACCGTGAAGTTGTCGGTTGACACCGAAGTGAAAGTGCCCTCGGCGCGGCCAATGGTGCTCAAACTTCTGGAAGCCAAACAGCCACAGAATCGTGAGCAGGTTAAGACCATGTTGAGCGAAATCCTGGACAGCGAAGAGGTTAAGGCTTTGCTGGTGGATCAGGTTAAGAAAACAATGGGCGGCGCACAACGGGGCGCTGTGGTTACCCCGCCCTCTGAACAAAAAGGTAAATACTTCACGATCCCGAAGAGGGAGGACTAAATGACCACGTATACAGCAGGGCAATGGAGCGAGTTTGAGAGCGACGGCAAAGCGGTGAATGTGACCCTGTCTTACACCACCCCGGCTAAACAAGTCGCGGTTGTGGAAGGGTTTCTGGGGATCACCAACGAGGCGGGTGTTTCTGGTGAAGTTGTGGCGCTAACCCAGGATCGGCGCGAATATCAATTCACTGTGCCGTCGACACTAACTGTCAACAAAGGCGACACCGTGTATGTTGACACCACGGATACGACCGGGCACATTCCAGACGATACTGCCTATTCAACTACCAGCGGCAGCAACAGTCCGCTATTCAAAGCAACGTCGGCAAAAGACGCCAATAACTGCGTCACAGGAATCTTGCTTCAACCGCAAGCTTAAAGGAGGCCAGGAATGAAACTCATTACTTCTGCTACGTTAAAGAAAAATCGGCCTCGCACGTCTATGGCGGCTGATTTCAAACTAAGTGAGCATTTTCGCATTATCGAACAGCGCGGCGCTGAACAAACGCTGGTCGAATTCATTGGTTCGCAGGACTTCCCTGCGGAGTTTCGCACGATGCAGCAGTACGAAGTTGACGCGGGGCGCGACTCCGAACCGGTGCTCTATAACGACATTTACAACGTCGTCTCGAACTCTGAACTGCCTGAGTGGATTCCTATTTATCGCACCGGCCCGGCTGGCGTGGTGCTTGAGGAAGTCTTTGAAGGCGGCGAAGTTAAGTTTATGACCATCGGGGAGAGCCAGGACTCGGTGCACGTTCGTCAGTGGGGCGTCGGGCTTGAGTACTCGAAGAAAATGCTGATGTACAATTACATGTGGCAAATGGGCATTATGGAACGTCAGCTTGGCGTAGCCCACAATGCGCTGTTGAACCACTTGCATTTGTCGCCCATTCTCACGGCCACTTATGCCGCTGCGAACCAGACGGCTGCCGTGACTGGCGCGGGGAGTCTCGAGAATAACTACCTGCGCACGCTTGAAGCTGCTGTAAGCGATGGCGAAGATGACGAGGATAATCCTCGCCGTGGCCCGTATGCTCTGATCATTTCCACCAGCAACCGGTTTGCGATGGAACGGGCCTTGACGACCGTGCCACAGGAAGGTTTCGAGAAGCAAGGATCGGTGATCGGGGATATTGATACGGTTGTGGTGTATAATGGGTGGAAGGGCAAACGCGGCAAGTTGTCGACCACTTATGCTGGCGTGACCGCCAACAAAGCCTATCTGGTGAGTTTGCAATTCAAGGATATGGACTTCCAGAGCTTTGAGAAACAACCGTTGCAGTCAACTATTGGAAATCCAGATGTGAGCCGTTTCATTCTGGAGCAACAGGTGTGGGACACGCATTTGGCTGTGTTTGCCAACCCGACGAGGGCGGTACAGGAAATAACACTGCCGACCAGCGCATCCTAAATAGTCTGAGGGGACACATACAATGTTAGTTACAACTGATCGTTGTCGCGAGGCGACAACCTGTCGTGCTGGTGGAGGAGCCTTACGTGAGGTATTGAACCTGGGGAGCCTCCACCTCAGTGCTTTTTTGCAAGTAAATGAAGCTGAACCTCCAAGTTATCCTCTTGTTTTGACCGTCGGTGAAAAAAGTGGCCTTATTCAGCTAAAACACACCGTCGATCACGATCTACTTTACAGAAACTACTGGTATCGCAGTGGCACCAACGAAACGATGGTTAAACACCTGGTCGAGTTGATGCATACCGCTGCTTCGCGTGCTAACTTGCAGCCTGGCGACATTAGCCTGGATATTGGCTGCAATGACGGCACACTGTTAAATGCAGCGCCTGAAGGGGTATATACCATCGGGTTTGATCCATCCAATATTCAACCTGAAGGCATAGACGAATATATCCCTGACTTTTTCTCCCCTGGATTTTTAGGCCAGCGACGGGCAAAAGTCGTTACCTCAATCGCAATGTTTTACGATCTGGATAACCCGGTAGAATTTGCTCAAAACGTAGCGGATGTTTTGACCGAAGATGGTTTGTGGGTCTGCGAGATGCATTACTCGCGGGCCATGATCAATACTTTCGGGTTTGACGCAATTTGCCATGAGCATTTAGCGTATTACGATCTGTGCTCACTCGAATTTGTACTCGATCAGGTTGGGCTAAAAGTGATCGACGTTGAGCGTAACGTGATCAATGGCGGATCGTTTAGGGCTTATATAGCCAAACATGGTACTGCTAGCATCGCAGTGGATCAAATGCGTCAGATCGAACGCCAGAATCCGATAGATTTTGTGATGTTCGAACGCGGCATTCGACGGCAAAGAGACGTGTGTCGCGCCATGCTGCATAACCTCAAAAATGAAAACAAATTAGTCCTGGGGTATGGAGCCTCAACCAAAGGCTCCACGATAGCTCAATATTACGGCATTACCCAGGATTTAATGCCAGTCATTGCGGATCGTAATCCGCTCAAGTGGGGACTGTATTGTTCAGGCACTGGCATTCCTGTTATCAGTGAAGAAGCGGCTCGTAAAATGGAACCGGACGTATTTTTCGCTTTTCCTTATCATTTTATCGAGGGATTCTTGAAACGAGAAACTGAACATTTGGCGCGTGGCGGTAAATTTATGATCACCGTGCCCCAACCGAGGCTACTCCCATGACTTATTCAACATGCCTTAACTTTTCAGATTACCCGGTGTTAGCTGACGAAATTGCCAACTTTGATACAGTACGTGAATTGTTAGAAGTAGGGCTGGATACCGAACATCGCGCCTGGGAGTCGGCCTTAGCACTACGTGCCGTTCAAGAACGAGGTTGTGAGACCGTGCTCGTTTTAGGCGGTCACCAGACAGTGCTCCCTGCAATTTTTAGAGATCGCGGTCTGACCGTCACTTATCTTTCATCGGTTGTCGAAATGAGCGCGCTACATTTTACGATGAAATATGATGCCATTGTAGCTTTGTCGGTTTTGGAACACGTGGACGATCCGAATACGCTATACAATCATCTGTTAGATCAAGCCAACAAGGTAGTGGTGATCACAACCGATTGTTCAGCCAACGGACAAGTTTATACGGTCGATCAAAAGCGGACATATACCCCACCGATGCTGTGGCAATTGTTTATGATAGCTGAATATAAAGGCTGGCGCACATTTCACCGGCCTTATTGGGGCAATATTGAACCGCTGGTTGAAGGGGCTTATAGTTTGGCCTCTCTGTGCCTCTACAAACCGCAAGAAACACTCAGACCGTATGATTTAACCTTGTGCTCTATCATGCGCAACAGTATGCCCTATTTGCCGCGTTATCAGCGTCAGGTACATCAAGTACTGGAGCAATTTAACCACGTTCACCTAATTGTGGTCGAAGGAGACAGTACTGATCAAACCAGAGCGACTCTCGAAAAATGGCGAGACGAACTCACCATGACCGGTCACACGCTCGATGTAATTCGTTACGACACCGGTGCGCCTATGATCGGATCGGTCGATCACTCCGGTCGCTGGATTAATCTGGAACGGTGCTGGAATGAAGCGTTGTGGCATGTAGAACCGTTATCTGGTTGGGTCGTTTGTGTAGAGTCTGATCTGATTTGGGATTGGGCTGCATTACGTACCTGTATGGATACTATAGAGAATTTAACGGCAGATGTGGTTTGCCCGCTGTTGATGAGCTTCAGTAAAGAGGGTTGGTTTCACGACATCAACGGATTCGTAGACAAGGTGACCGGTGAAAACTTCACCAATGAGTATCCGTGGGCACCCGCTTGGGATGGTCTCAAACGGTATATTCCGTTGGTGACCGGTGGTGGCATGCTGGTCTGTCACGCTGAAGCATTAAGCGGGGCCGAATGGCATAACAAGTGTCGTTTACATTTTAGGACTGGATTGCGCATGGTCGCTGACATGCATACAAGGATATACCACCCGTGACTCAAATAATAAACCTTTACTCGGCGTTGTGGAATCCGCTGGATTCTTATGGACGGTTGGCACATGAAACACGGAAAGCACTCACACGTTTGGGTGTGTATGTGAATTGTTTTGGTGAAAAAGCGCCGCAAGAACAACCTATTCGCCCTGCATGGGGCGGGTTGTTTATTTCTCCGGCTGGTTATTACGATCAATTGAATAATCCATTATCGTGCGATGGCCCGCGTGTAGCAGTGACCATGTTTGAAAGCACGCATTTGCCTCCCAAGTGGATAACACCGCTCAATCAATGCGATCATATCATCGTTCCGGCGCACTGGTTAGTTGATGTGATGGCCGACAATGGCGTAATGGCTCCGGTGAGTGTTGTTCCGTTGGGAGTGAGTGAACCTTATTTGCATTGTGCGCCTCGGAATGCCAGGAACAAAGTGTGCACTTTTTATATCGTCGGTGATTCAGGGGTACGAGGGCGAAAAGGCTGGAGTTTAGCTGGTTGGGCTTTTGTAAAAGCGTTCGGTGACAGCCCTAACCATCGTCTGATTATCAAAGCGCGAGCAGGCGGCATGAATTTTACCTTCACCAACCCTAACATTACGTTGTTGCAAGGAGAATATTCCGATAGGGCTATGCACGCCCTATATTGCAGCACCGATGCGATGGTTTTTCCGAGTCGGGGCGAGGGTTTTGGATTGCCACCTCGTGAATATGCGGGATCGGGTGGGGCTGTTGCTGTTACTAACTGGAGTGGATTGACGGACGATTTGGATGCGTGGGGTTATCCATTACCTTATCGAATGACTCGTGCCTGGCAAAGCAACACCGATTACAGCGCATTGGGTGGCCGATGGGCAGAAGCAGGCGTGGATGAGATCGCAGAATGGATGTTATGGTACAATGATCATAGAGCAGAGGCTAACGAGCGAGCCGTCGAAGCAGCCAAAGCGATAAAGCGTCTGTATTCGTGGGATAATTTTGGTGCTCAAGTGCTGCGCGCTTGGGAACAAACTTGCGAGGATTTTTATGGTAACAGCATTACAGCGAAATCGACTGCGCGTTGATGTGGGGGATCGTAATACTCCTCCAGCGTTTTCCGATTCGGAAATAGACGATCTATTTTTGCAGGCGTCCGAGTCTGGATATACCACCGATCTTGGGCAAGCAGCTTTTGCCAGATTGCGCGCGGTGGAGCGTTTATTGGCCGGGTCTGCCAATATGACTAACTACACGGCCAATCAATCCAGTGAGAGTTTGTCGGATATGTTCGCGCATCTGAAAGACCTGCGCAAAATATATGACGACGATCTTGCTAAAATTGATACTGTCGTAGGTACGTCTGTGATGTGGGGTGCGCCTCGTAAAAAGCCCACTCGGTTACAGGAGTGGCCCGATGCCTGATATGGGATTGTACTCCAGTGCAATGGCTTCTCGCCTCCAACCAGAGGCGGAACGTGCTGCACGTGCCTGGGCACGGATTCAGGATAAAAAGACGGATATTGTAATCATTCGGGATGGCACCGAGTTACCTGAACAGTCCGTGCGCCTTGAATACGATAATGCGGGGCGTATCGTTCAAACAGTGATCGGCGGAAAGTCAAAACAAGGATTAACTGTATTTGGCGTGCTCAATCATCCAGACTCAAGTATCAGCGATACGGATGTAATTGAAAATGATCGGTTTATCGTGGGCAACAAAGAATACAAGATCATTTCAATCCTGGTGCAATTAGGCGAGATTCAGGCATACGCTGTCGATATGAATTAAATTCCGAATTGTTGGGAATTTCAACATGGGCAAAGTGATCAAAACTAAAACAACCAACGGGCAACTGGCCTCTGCTACTTATCGTCAATATGGTAATCGACAAAAAGATCGTATTGCCATATTTGATCGCCAGAGCGCGTTGGTGGCAATGCGTATGCGCGATAAAATGCCCGATGCCAGGACTCGCCAGGATATTCTCAGTCGAGCCGAGAAATATGTCCCTGACATGGTTAAAGAAGCGCGCGAGATAGACCGGTTGGCGCTTAAGAAAGTTATGAAAAAGTAGATGAAAAGTTGGGCCAAGATTGAATGGACAACTCCCCCGGATATATGGATAGAAGGTACGCGTCGTTGGACTCGTGCCATTTACACTGCATCAGTGAACGCCTGGAATGATCGTTTACCCGACATTGTAAGCTGGATGCAGCAAAACGCACCGTGGGTAGATCAATCCGGCGAGGCACGTCGCCAACTTCAGGCAGTTTTGTTCCCCGTTTTGTACGACTGGATTACCTTAGCGGTTATTCAAGGCGCTCCTCACGGTAAATTTCTGGAATTGAATTACTTCGGCAAATACAGCATTCTTGCTCCCGCAATTGATTACTGGGGGCCAATCCTCATGGATAACATTCAAGCGATTCTACGCTAAAGATTGACGAATTATGGATGTGGTGTACAATGGATGAAGATAAAACAACGGTATCTCAACAATCTGAAGATACACGCTCTGATCACGATATTTTATTGAGTATCGAATTGTTGCTTATTCGGATGGTGGAACTAATGGGGCGTTATCCTGTGGTAATGGGGCCAAACGATCAAATATTCACAGTTGATGGTCAGAACTTGGATAAACGCTTGCTCGAACAGATTAAACAAGCGCAACGCATATTGGATAACCGGTATCGTAAATGAGCATTGAAAGTTCACTCCGCACCTATTTGTTGACTGATGCAACCCTGGTTGCTTCAGTGGGTGCGCGTGTTTATGCTTATCCAGCGCTTAAACGAGGCGGATTAACGCGGGCAAATTACCCAGAAGCATATGGTACGACCGGTCTATTGTTGGCTTGTTTGGTAATTAAAGCCAGAGCGTCAGTGCCCGATAGGGCATTACGTGACTCAGGAGCACAAGTTAAGGGAATGCACCAGATTGTACAATGTCAAAGCATTATCGATGGAGACGCAGGTTATATCACCATCACAACAATTCGAGATCGAGTGCGGATATTGTTAGATGAAAAACGAGTAGCCAGTGCAGGCATTGGCCGGTTGGTTAACCGTATTGAGAACGAACGGGACACGGAGTTAAACGACGCCTGTTTTCATAGGGATGACTTCGAATATGTCTATGTTTTGGGATAGGAGATAACAATGCCATCGATATTTGGGCTAGCTGGCCCTCAGTTCGGATTAGTTGACTGCCAGATTGCAAAAAACAATCTTAATGGTACGTTTGGCACAGAAGAAGATGTACCATCGGTGCAGTTGTTGGATGTGAAATACAATACCACGACTGCGAATCTTGAAGGCGACGATACGATCACTGCCGTGCAAGCCAGGGCTATCTCTGCCGAGGTCACATTGCGCTTTGGTTCGATCAAGCAGGAAGTTTTGGAGATCATTACCGGAGAGACACTGGATGAGAGTGGTGCGACTCCTAACAGGCGTAATCGGCTCAAGTTTGATGGCGCACCCGGGTTTCCGTGGTTTGCGCTGTGCGGACGCGCAGACGCTGCTGAAGACGCGATTTCAGCTACGCTGGTGTTTATTCCTAAGCTGAAATGTACCAGTGGTTTTGCTGTCAGGATGGAATATGGGGCTTTCTCTATTCCTGAAATCACAGCAATCGCCGTGAAAGACCCGGATTATGGGTGCTTTTTTGAAGTTACCGAGTATGAAACTGCACCAGTGGTAACTATTCCGCCGCAAGCATAAAAAAGTTTAGGGGACATAAAAAAATGGCAAAACCACGACACCTTGTACCAACGAGTGCCTCTGACTGGGCACCCAAGACCGTTGTTAAACAGTTACCTTCCGGTAAGATAGCCGAGTTACAACCGGTCGGTTTGGATTTTTTCATCAACATGGATCACATTCCAGACTCGCTTACACCGACGATTTTGGAAATGTTCAATCCTTCAGACAATAAAGTGTTCGCAATCGACACAAAAACCATTGAAGGAATCAAGAAAACCAGGGATTTTCTTGATTTGCTGTGTATTGCTTGTTTTGTGACACCTAAAGTGGTGGACAGCAACCCAGATTATGTTAATGGGGAAATTAGCGTAAGAGACATTTCGTTGATTGACAAGGAGGCCGTAATGGAGTTTTTTAACGCTCCAGCGACTGCCCTGACCTCCTTTCGTGAGAAACAAACTGATGATGTGGTCAGTTTGGACGGTAGCGAAGTCAACGGGCCGCAGTCCGAGTGATATTGTTGGTGTAGCTGAATGGGCTACCACAAAGATCGGAATGCCTGATTTATGGACGGTTTACCAATTCGATCATGCGGTGTCTTTTTTTGGCAACACTATCGAGTCGATGCTTACCGAAACAGTGGGGCCAAAACACACACCGCGTTATCGACTGGAGGACTTGTTACAAGATAATCGGCAAGACAGTGTGTCATCCTTTGTTGATTCGGTAAAACACATCAAAGGGGCCGTCCGTGTAAGGAAAAAGAAAAACGGAGTAGCACATGTTTCCGGGCGGTAGTGCAGCCAATATAGGTAGCGCGCAAGGCGCGATAGTTATAGATACCCGTGGACTAGAAACTGCCGTCAACGCGGTGCTCTCTGCCGTCAATCGAATCAATGGAGCGGTCAACCAGGTTGGCAATACTGGTCGCTCTCTTGAGGACAATTTAGGCAAACCGCTCAACAACGTTAATAATCAGGTCAATTCACTGACCAAAGCAGCGGCAACCCTGGCCGCTATTTTTGCGGGCATGAAGATCGGGGAACTGGCTGCGGAAACCAGCCAGGCGCTGATCAGTGCCCAAATCCGCTTTGAAGCCATGACCGGTTCTGCTGAAAAAGCAGAAAAACAAATCTCCTCGATCCGAGATCGCGCGAAAGAATTAGGCGTCCCAGTCAACAAAGCTTTAAATACCTTCGCGGGCATTGCTCCGCTGATTCAAAAAGGCAAAACTGGCCTTGACGCTTACGTGTCGGTTATGTCACGGTTGGCTGTCCTGGAGCCAATGCAAGGACTCGAAGGCGCTGCATTTGCAGTGCGCGAGACTCTCTCAAACGTTTCTTCTGGGCTGAACAATTATCGCTCGCTGGCAAACCGCTTTAACCTGTCAATGGGCGACATCAAAAAAGCAATGGCTGAGTCGGGCAACGACGTGGCGATTGCCCTCGACAAAGTGCTCAATAAAATGGGCATTACCGAAGATTCGGCCAAACGTATGGCGAATACCTTTATGACGGCTGGTCGGGTGCTGACCGATGAGTTTGGCCGCAGTTTGTCTAATGCGCTAGGCCCACTGTTTGACACCCTGACTCCTATCATTCAAGGCGTGACCAAGTTTTTATCCACGTTAAACGATGCCGCACCTGGGTTGCTCGGTTTTATCGGCACTGTTACCGCGTTGACGGTTGGTGTTATCGCGTTATCGGTGGCACTCGGCAAAGTTTCATCTGCGCTTAAAATACTAAAGGCGGCAACCGGTGGTGGGTTAGGCAAAACTGGGTTAGGGATCGCTTCTCTGGGTGTTGGCGCAGAAATCGGCGTGGGCATCGTTAAACTCGCCGGTTCGTTATTCAACGATGCGCGAGCTAAATCTTTTGATTTATCTAAGGCATTTGAGACCGTTAAACAAGCGCTGTTCATTGCTGGCATGGCCGTAGTTGATTTGTTTTTCAAAATCGTGGTGGCAGCACAGGGAGTCACCGGTGCGTTTAGCGCGTTAGATGAACGTATCAAGAATGCTGCGGCAAACAAAGGGTTTAGAACCAACGCTGAAATAGAAGCGGACAAAAAGAAAGAATTATGGGCACCTTCTCCTATTCAACAGGCGCAAGACAAACGCATTGCTGAGATTCAAGCCAAGCTAAAAGAACCGTCGCCGCTCAACAATCCGCCGACTCAAGAACAACGAGCAAACTGGACTCCAGAGATGGAGCGCTGGTGGGCCAGTTTGGAGGCAGATAGAAAAGCGCTTAAAGATGAGCTTGCTACAATAAAAGCTTTACGTGGCCCTGTTTTAAATCAACCAAGCCAAACAGTTTTAACGAGCGAACAGCTAGACGAAAAAATTAAGTCGCTTCTTGCGTTAAAAAGGACTTTGTCAGCGGTTGAATACAAAGCAGCTTATGATGCTTTTATCAAAGAGACCACGCCTGTTTCTGGTTACAACGCGGATCAACTCGGCACGTTAATCGAGCGAATGCGCGCGTTGACCGATTTAACCGGTGGATTAGTGGGCGCTCCTGCTGACACTGGAACAACAACTGCTACAGGTACTGTTGCAGTGACCGGTTTGTCTGAAGACATAATCGATGCGACTAAGGATTACTTGGCTGACATCGAGAAGATCGAAGAAGGAGCCGGTGAAGATCGGATCAACCTTACCATTGACGATGAAGAAAAACGTAATGACATCATCGCCAAATTCGCGGATAAACGCGCCGATCTGGACAAAAAACTAGGTGAAGAACTGGCTGATCTGGATGCTAAAAAAGCAGACGATATTGCAAAGGTGCAATCAGATCGGCAAGAAAAAGAATCTAAAACGCGCACTGATTTTGCTGACTCTGAGACAAAACGACTCGAAGATCATTATAAAGAGCTTGATCGGTTACAGCGCGATCATTATCTGACGCTCCAGGAAGCGGCGGAACGGTTGGATGCATATGCGATTGCCAAAGAAAACCGCAATTACGCGCAACGTGAATCCGATCTAGTTGATAACTTCGGTACAGAGACCTCGCGGCGCAAAGCAGAACTTGAAAAGCAAATCGTTGATCAACGTAAATCAGATGCGCAACGTATTACCGAGATTGAATCACAAACCGCCAAAGAGCGACAAAAACTGCTGGACAAGAATGCCCAGGCATTGATTGATCTCAATGTTCAGGAAAAGAAAGAGCAAGACGAGCGTATTAAGGATTATAACCAGCGCTTAATTGAGATCAACAACCAGGAAACAAAAGAAAAAGTGGCTCGGAACGAAGCTTTTGTGCAACAATTGGCCGAGGCAGGTGATAACAATGCAAAGTTGCTTGAAATTGCTCGGAAAGGTGGAGTGGACATTGCAAAGGCGTCGCAAAGCCTAATTGACAGCATCCTTGCACAATACAAGGTTGCACAGCCTACATTGTTGACGTTTTTAAAAGGATTGCTACCTGAAAACATTCAGGACTCGCTGGATATTGTAGGAAATCAAATTCAGGCAGCGATTGATCTTGTCAACAGAGTAAGAACGTCAATCGGTCAACAACCAGATGCAAAATTTGTTCAAGACGAATTGACGCGCAAATTAAATGCTGCGGCATTTGCTCAACCACAGGGTGGCAAATACAACGAGATGGAACTGGCCGTCCAAGAAGTTGTAGCATTCCTGTACAGAGTGGACACGGTAATAAAAAAGGTAGATACTACAAAAATTGCAGGACAAGATCAATTAAAAAACCTGCCTGACATACTCAACTTGTTTTTTGGCGATGTAGGCCGTGCCATAGGCACTGCGGCAGCAATGGCGCTCAATATAAACAATTCAGTTTCGAGAGCAACGAGTCCTTTACAGAATTTAGCGGATACCTTTAAAAATTGGGGCACCTCCGTTGCCAATACGATAGGAAGTATTTATAGCAGTCTACGTAATATTATCAATGCGGCTAAAGAGCGAGTCGAGAATAACCAGATCGTGCGTACCGGCCAGCGAGTTGTGACGCAGTTTGCAACAGGCACTTCGCGTCTGGCCGAAACCGGGTTGTTTTACGGGCATCAGGACGAGATTGTAGTTAACGCTCGTGCTTCTGATGCAATACGCAGTATGATGGGCAATGGATTTACATCAAATCAACTGGCAAGTGCAGTTATGGCTGGCACACAAAGATCGAGCAACGCAGGCGCATTTCAGTTCAGTGAGGGTGCCGTCCAGATTGTGATGGGCGATGTGGGAAATCGGTCTGATCAGGAAATTATCGGACTGGCTCGTGAAGGACTGACTCAAGCGATCAATGAATGGGTCGCTAAAAGCGCGAGGACGTCGTAATGACTTACAAAATCGCATTGGGTTATGACAATACGGCAGGTTATGTGGATATCGCCCCACAACCTGCGTGTTCGGGCATTTTATACAGCGAGTGGGCTTATTTACCTGCAGGGGGCATTGAACCACAGGGAGATGCTCAAGCGGATTTGGTTTATAATGATGCGTTGTTAGCCGATGAGTTTTCCACCTTATTGACCAGTATGGGAATCAACGCAGATTATTGGACAGAGGTAACGATCAGTTTACCGATTGACGACCGCACTTTTGGGGATTTTAACGCGGTGATTTGTCAACCTACCTCAAAACGTTATCGGTTCTGGTACGGGGGAATCATCTTTCAAGTACGAAAAATCGAGGAGATTGTATGACCTGGCGGTTGCAACCCCAACGTTATACCTATTATGCTTATTTGTTAGCGCCCACAAAAGTATTTGAGGCACTGGTCAATGGAAGCACCTGGGAATATCCATTGGCCGAAGTTACCTTTGATGGGGTGTTAACCGGGGCATACACCGATCTCAGTCCCAATTTGATGGTTACTTTTGGCACGACTCGTGGCGGCAGTGATTTAGGTATACAACGAGTGCGCCCCGGATCAACCGCCAGTACATTAAAAATAGGCTGGTCGAGCCGAGGTACGCACGACGGCGAGGTTGATCTCCAGAACGATACCTATATTACAGTATGGAATCTGCGCGTGGTAACTCCTAAAATGCCACGCATTACTGACGATGGCACGATTTACAAAGACTATGATTTAGATTTTGCGACCTATGGTCTGGAGCCTCCCCCGGTGGCTAATGCAGGGCCAGGTTATGGTGAATTTATCGATCCAGACACCGATATTGTTACGGTGCCCTTTGCCGATCAAGGTTCGTTCACAACGACCGATGGAGCAACGATAGCGACTCATGCTTGGGATTTTGTAGACGGCACTCCGAGTAGCAGTAGCAGCGCAAGTCCGGGAGACGTGACATTCCCCGCAGGATTTAGATACATAGCGCATACAGTGACCGACAGCGAGGGACACAGCCATACCGCCTATGCGCCGGTCGTTGGAGCAGAAAAGACTGGTGCTAACCGCCCCATCAAATGTATCATCACTCGCCACAACCAGCGTATTGAAGGCACAGAGATCAAGATTAAACTCTTGGAAAACGCTCCTCGTTCCACCTATATTGATCACACTTTGATTATGATTTGGGCGCGGGAAGTTTATGGGGCGACATTCAGACAAACAGGTGCGTTACACAGCAATACCAGCGTAACTGGACTGGCAGGCACCAAACGAATTGTGGCAGGGATGAGCGTTAGCGGCACCGGAATACCAGCCAATACGACAGTCGCTGCAGTAGTGAGTGCTTCGCAAATCACTTTGTCTCAAGCGGCGGCCATCACCGGTGCATCAACCCTGGTTTTTGGGGCGATGGTCGGTTCTCTGGCTGGAGTCTCTGGTCGTGAACATATGGTCTTTGTTGGATGGGTACAGAATGAAGATCATACTATAGATTCACTTCAACACGGAGTAATGAAGGGCAGTATATTAACGTGCGTTGATGTGGCGAGGCGTTTAGCGGCATTACCTGGATTTCCCCAAGAAATACGCAGAAAAACGATGGCAACCACGTGGACTGAAATGCAGATCGACAAAGCGCCTGCGCATATCGGACGGTATATCCATTATTTGTTACATTGGCATTCAACTGCGTTAGAACTGGCCGATTTTACATGGGCGGGTACAGACTATCCGTTTTCGTGGTTACAGAGTGATGGCGCTTCATTATATGAACAAGCAGACGGTCGATGCCAGGCTATTGCTGGCCGGTTAGGTTGTAATCGGCAAGGTCAACTTAAAATGGTATTCGATCCTCAGTTACAATTATTGGCTGATCGTACCAGTACAATCGTGACCGATATTGACGAGACAGACTGGATCGGAGTGCATTACACCTATGCCGCTTCCCCGAGAACGCACTGGTCTCGCGAGGGAGCGGTATTGATCAGTACTGGAGATGCAGATTCGGAAGTACCCATTGCGTATTTTGCCATCGCTCCTGGGCGAGCGCCAGGATGGGGACTCAATGCAGAAGACAAAAACTATCAATTAGTCAAAACGGAACAAGAGTTATACGACCGAGCAGGCCGACGTTACGCCGCTTTGTTAAACAATCGTTACGGATCAATGGATATAGAACTCGTACACGGTGGAGAGATCGGCATTGATCCAGCCGAGATGACCTGGGTGCGTTTAACTGTTTCTGCAGCAAACGGAGATCGCCGGGGAGGAACGTTTACCGATGATCGGTTATTGCCTGTCGAGGTGAATTATACTTATAATGCACAAACAGGAGTCCGCAAAGCAACTGTTGCGTGCGAACGCGAGGTGTTAGGTGATATTGCTGCTGTATCTGATCCACAACCAACCGCACAAGCAGATACGATAGGCGATTGGTCAGGTGGCGATTGGGCCTCTGATCAAATAGACACCTCCATTAACCTGAATTTACCTGATTTTTCGATCACAGATTGGAATGCTGAAGTCGCTTACGATCCAGCAGTGTCTGCGCCAGACCCTAAAGGAACAGGTGCGCATTACGGACGAATGTTCGCGTTAGTAAATGATCCTTCAGATACTGACAACTGGCGTGTCGTGAGCATCACCTGGCCTGCCGGGACTGTATCTTATGCGGATATATCTCCTACGAGTGCACAACGCACCATCGTTGGTATACCGATCCGTATGGTGATCGATCCCTTCAATTACAAACACGTCATCATAAAAGGGACGACGGGAATCGTTTATACAAATAATATAACGGTTGCTGTGCCTGTTTGGGCGCTTGTTCAGACGATCTCAGACTACGATTTTACAAAAAGCGCCTATGCTACAAAATGGCAGACTCCGAGCACTACCGAATATACAGCTTCTGTTTATACGGCTGGCGGTGGCTATTCGACATCTGATTTCAGAGATACTTCACCACAACAATTCTACCGACGCATGGTCGATCTAAAACTACCGTTCTCTCCGTCCGTTCGGTTATATTCGGTATGGATACAACATAACTATACAAAAAGTTCATTGAATGAGCACGATCCGGGGGCATTGTATTCTTATCTAATGGGGGCAGGTGGAGTTACTTTCAAACACAAAAGCGCCGATGATGTTTCTGGTAGCGATAAAATATATAATCCTACCTGTAATATACTGGCGTCATTCCTTAACGTTTTTATCCAACCAAGTATTCATTACACGGCTCAATATTCCGGTGCGGCATTGATAAAGCGCATAAAGGTTTATACTGGCCCAGGAGAAGTAGGAGTTCCCGCCTACGATTTTCAACCAGCCTGTAATCGTAAAAACACCTATTTTTGGATTTCAACGCTTGACATAGGTGGCACAGATTATATTTATTTCAACTGGACTCTCGACAACTTTACCCACATCGGCTCGTCTATTGTAGGCAAATGGGACGGTACGCTTACACACGGTTTCACGGTCAATCCACACAACTGGAGACAAATTGCAGTTGTCGCTGGATTAGTTTCCGATGGAACTGCCGCCCTGTACACCTCTGAGGATGGTGGTCAAATTTGGACAAAATCAGTGGCGTTATTAAACGCGAGGGGTGGAGCACCCTGGTGGAATTGGTCAACCCAGTCACCCAATACACGCAATAATTCGTGGGCTAATCTTTTGTGGATCAAAGGGTTGGATGGATCGAATAACTTTCAGGTCGTTAAAGGATTATCTGGTACTCCAGTCACAATTGTGACTAATGCAACCCGATACCCGGAATCTCCGTTTGCTTTAGGAGCCAACGCCCGCGATCTGGATTATGTGAACTATGTGGCACGCACTGGGCATTTTTACAAAAGTAGCGATGCCACGGCAACCTGGGCTTATACAGCAACTGCGCCAACGGTTGCGGGTACCATATATCGGGGCTGGTGGCAATGGCCGAAAGACTCAGCGTTTGAGGTATTGTTCGGAACTAAATCCATTTGTTATACCAAAGACACCGGGGCCACGTTCACCGATCTTTGGTCGAGTTATAGCACCTGGGCCAGTGGACAATATGGTAGCGCGATAGGAACAGGTATAATTAACATAGTGATCGATTTGTCACAAGATTTTGTGGTGCCTGTCATATGACATTCAGAGCGATTGAAGGATTTGTAAATACGCTTCTCCCTACGCCTTCCGGAGTATATTATCTAGGACGAGGCGATGGTACAGGGCGAGTAATTCCAGAAGAAAAATACGATGGCCCTAAAGCGGCTCAATGGCGTTCAGAACGTCAAGTATGGATTTTTAACGAGACGAGTATCACATTAGCCATTTTACGAACTGGGGTTGGTGTAGATTATAGAAATTATGCCGAACTCGGTAATTTACGACTGGAAGTTGAAACCGAACTTGTCAAGGGAACGCGTTACATCAAAGCCATTTCTCCAAAAGGGTTAGCTCTGCTTAACGGAGAAACGTTGACTGAGAAACGCCTGAATGTTTTGACTTACATTGATGCCGAGCAATTAATTAATTTACGGGCCACATCAACCAACCCCCCAAGTAAATCTATAAAGATACATGGGCCGTGGGTTTACAGGAATTCAGCGACCGGAGCTTTAGATAGTTGGGAAACCGCTGATAAAGACATATCGACCACCGTCGAAGCGCTTAATCCAGGGGAGCACCAACTCGCAGTTGTTTGTTTTGACGAAGCTGCAACGAGCGATGTGGATAAACTGGTTCTGGTAACTGCAACCGCAGCCAGCACGACAGAATCGCTCCCCGCTCGAAACGCTTTCAGCATACCAGATATTCTTGCTCTAAGCAGTGCCATCGGTGATTACAAGCCGATTCTGGCCTATTATCTATACTACGGGCAAGAAACGATAGAGGAGGCAGATCATTATAGAAAATATCCGTTGCGTGCAATTTTTTCTTCCATCGATCAACGAATAAAATTGCCAGTCGCATCGACCATGACAATCAGTTCTGGTGCTGTAACTATCACCCAAAGCTATCATATTATTGCGGCAGAATCTGGCACAGCAGATGACCTAGCGACAATCACCGGTGCAGCCCGCATGATCGTTATACTCCAGGCCGACGCAGGCGACACGATCACGCTCAAACATGGCACTGGAAACATCAGTTTGTCGTGTGGAATTGATTATGCGCTTTCTGGAAACAAAGCCTTGATGTTGGCTTACGATGGCACAAAATGGGTTGACATAGGCATTCCTGCTTCAGGGAATTATCAAACGCTTCAGGTGAACGGTAGTGCACAAACGCAACGTCCTATCCTCGATCTGGAGGCTGGAACAAATGTCACATTGACGCCTCTTGACGACGGAGCGGGCACCCGTAGCAAAGTCACGATTTCAGCTACACCAGGCGCAGGATCAGGGGCGTCCCCCTCTATTTGTGAAGGCAGATTAACTTTAACTAGCGGATCTCCTATCACAACAGCAGATGTTACAGGTGCTTCGACGCTTTACTTTTCACCTTTTCGTGGTACATTTGTTGGCACATTCAGTGCGGGAGGCACGGCTACTATTTCTTCGTTCACTGAAAAATCATTGGATATTTCGGCATTGCTGCGACACACCCTCTATGATATTTTTATCGTGGATAGCACGTTGGCGCTGGAGGCATTGGCCTGGAACGCAGCACCCTCTGCTGCTATTTCCAACGTCTCGAATGCCAACCCGTTTGTGGTGACCAGTAACGGGCACGGTTTGTTAGTTGGTGATATCGTAACAATCTATGCAGTAACCGGCGCAACGGGGGCGAATGGCACCTGGCGGATCAGCGCCAAAGATGCCAACACGTTCACCTGCGTGACCTTTGCGGCAACTAACCCAGGTGCGCCGGGCGCATACAGCGCAGGCGGTACCTGGGTGCAATCGAACTATACGGCGAGCAGGGCAACAGCGCTGGTTAACGAGCAGGGCGTACTCGTTAAAACGGGAGATAAAACACGGCGGTACCTGGGGACAATCCGCATCTTTAGTGCACTCGGCCAGACTGAAAACAGCGTGCTGCGGCGCTTTGTCTGGAATTACACGAATCGGGTTCGGCAGGATTTGGTTTCTATCCAAACCAGCTTCTCGATCTGGACATATAATTCAGCTACACCGAGGCCATTCGCTAACGATTACGCTTATCGTATTGAATGCGTGATCGGAATTAGCGAAGACATCGTAGAGGCCATCGTTTCTCATTTTAATCTGGCAGCAACCAATGTCGGCGGCGGTTGTCGCATGGGCGTTGATTCATGGAATGTAAATAGTGCATCGACCATCGGGCGTTTCACAGGAGGCGCGAGCGTTGGCGCAGGCAACTGGGGCGGGCAAACCCATGCTCGGTACATGGGCTATCTGAGCGCCGGATATCATTTTTTGTCTTGCCTAGAATCAGCGATTAGTGGCACAGTTACTTTCGGATCATCGAGTTCAGCAAATGACATCGTCGGTATATTGGCAACTATTCTGGGGTAAATCATGCACGAAAAATTTATTGTTTCGTTAATTACGATTATTCTCTCGCTACTGACTTGCGAAAGTGTATTGACCGTTGTTGATCCTACCGGTATTCTGCATTACTATAACGACGCAACCACGTTATACGTTGGCTACCGAGCCGATTCGACACGGCAGTTTGTGTTGTTACCGGATGACTATCAAATGCAACGCTGGTCGGCCACGGTGTTGGCAGATAGTTCACGCCGTGTACCTGATTCTAAAACGAACGCAGCCTGTAAATGGGTAATCCTGGGCGACAGCCTGACCTTCGGTTGGGGAGTGGACGACAAGGATACTTGGGCTAATATTCTTGCACAACAAACGGCATGTCAGGTGATCAATGCAGGCGTACCTGCATATAATATTTGGGAAATTCTGGCAACCTATCACGCCTATCCTGGTGCTGATCTCTATATTTATTTGCTCATCGACAACGACGCTGATCGTGACGCCGACAAAATGCCACTGGCAACTAAACCGTCGTCCGCTATCCTTACTTATCTAAACTATATGCGTTATCTCGGTAATTCTAACTATACAGTGCCGCAGGCTGATTTTTGGACAGCGCTGACCGAACTAGAGTCCGATCCACACATGATTGTTGTTGGATTCAATGATGCGCAACTCGCGCTGAATGTACAAAAAAACGGGAGCGTTATCCACTTGATTGCGCCTTATACAGGACGTATTTCGCGCGCCGACTGGCATCCTGACGCGCTTGGACACAGACAAATCTCCGATGAAATACAGGCGGCGATAAAGAATGTCGATCAAAAACGCAAATTCGCAACTGTTCAGAATATTGTGATACAATGAATATACGATAAAATGAAGGAGTTTTCACAATGATAGAGTTACCTGTTTCCTTGAGTGAGTTTCTCGCATGGTTGCCAACTAATGCGGCGTTTTTGCTGTTTATCGCTGTGTTTCTTGAATTGATTCCTGGATGGGCAAACTGGAATAGTAATCTCAAGGCCGCTCTTACCCTGTTGCTGGCGATTGGGCTGGCTACACTTAGTGCGGCATTAGTGCGTTGGATTCCGGCTGGCGTGCCTCCCACGGCTGAAGAAGTTTATTCGATTATCAGAAATTCGCTGGTCTTGTGGCTCGGTTCGCAATATGCGCATAACGCACTTAAACAGCGGTTGCTAAAATCGGAAACAGAAACTAAAACAACCTTCAAAGAAGGGCCAGAAGCGCCACTAGGGTAAATGATTTATGGTGAGCGTACTGAATGACCTTAGAGATCATCTGGCAGGCATTAACGGGGCACCGGTGGCCGTTGACGTTAACGACCACCAGTTTACTTTACCAGCCTCTGATCTGCTGCGCGCGTTAGGGCCAGTCGATTACGAGGGCACGTGGTGTTATCCCATCGGGACTCCAAGTAATTTACAATATCCTCCACCTAGTGAACGGTATCCGAATATCATCTGGGTACAAACTAACTACGTAGGGGCATTCTATAAACTGAACGGTACACCAAGTCGTCACACTGGATCAGACCTTGACGAGAGTGGTTATCTGGACGTAGGGGAATACCTTCATGCCATCACCAGAGGCCACGTTATTTACGCGAGTTTAATCCCTGCTCCGTCAACCTGGGGCAATGTACTGGTCATTCGTTACGAACTGCCTGAAGGCGGGTATTTTTATGCTCGTTTTGCGCATCTGAACAGTATGGCCGTCGAAGTCGGACAGGACGTTATTCCAGGGCAAATCATCGGTGAAGTGGGCAATATAGGAATGCCTACGGTGCCGCATCTTCACTGGGATATCACCAAACCTAACGACGATCTACTGGCGCAAAATCCGTTAGACTGGCCTTCAAGCCGGTTTGACGATGCTGGCGCGTTGGCGTTTATTAAACTGCATTATGTTGATCCAGGCACTTTTATCCGTGCATACTTGGTGCCTGCCCCACCGAAGCCAGAACCCGCTGGCGAATGGATGCGAGTCGATACCGCAGCGCTGAATTACCGCAACGGCAAAGGGACTGCAGCAACGATCATGGGGCATTTGCACCAGGATACATTAGCACGGATCAATGGCAGTGAAGAAATTTCTGGCAACTTATGGGGACAGATCACGGAGTGCCTGGATGCGCCTGAAGCGATAGGGTACTGGCTTGCTCGTAATCTGATGCGCTTAGATGCTCCGGTTGAAACGGTCAAACGATATGTTCAGATCGCCGGTTTGAATATCCGATTAACCACGCATATTGTTTCAACCAATATCATTGGGTCTTTGACATTAAATGCCCTGATTGATGTATCTGCAGCCACAATTGTCGCAGAGGATTATATCTGGCGGCAGTACAAGGACGGATGGGTAGCCGACGCAAAACAGGATGGCACCTGGCGGGGATTGTTAGACCGCCCTTTTGACCCTCCTGTGTCCTTGAGAAATCGTATAGGAGTTCACGTGCATTCGACTAACGCACCGAATGCAGACGTTCTAGCGATGGCACAGGAAGGATTGTTGGCTGGAGTTACCGGTCTTAACAACGCTGGATTGATTAATCTTCTGGTTGATATAGTGCCGTATGTGGTAGGTCGACTATGTTTAACTGATCACGATCCTATGCCGCCCATCCGAGGCTCGTTTAGTGATGAACAACTCGGATGGGATTGGTATTACCAACGTGGTGGAAACTTCCCATTGTATGATTACATAGAACAATTAGACCGAAAAATAATTATTCAGGGAGTTTGCGAGCAAAATCACCCTGACGATGGGTTGTTTTATATTGGTTTTATGAAGGCTGCCGAAAAAGACGGACGAAAAGTGGTAATTTTTAACGATTCGGTTGGTAACCCCTGGGACTCCGATGCGCGAAATGGATTCGGTATCTGGCGTCGTAGGATCGCGACCGGTTGTTTACGACATTGTAAAGCGAACGGACATTTCGTTGGGTATCATGGATATGGGAAACCAGACGAATATCCCGGTTCTGCGATAGGCGATGACGAAGCCTGGAAACTTTATGGCGGTCGAGTCCTTGAAGCATATGCAATTACTCTGGAAGATAGTCGTCCACCTATCTTATATACAGAAGCCGGTACTAACAGAGCAAACTATATGGGGCCAGATTTTACAGTTACGGACATGCACGGCTATCAAACCCGATTGGCCGATAACCCGTATGTAAAAGCGGTCATGTATTGGGAACTTGGTGGGCGAGGGGATCGTTCCTTTGATCGTTCGTGCATGGATGCTGCCATACCGCAAATCACGGCCTATCTACGAACGAGAAGATGACTTGACCCAATTAAAATAACTTTGAATATGTTTGATAATTTTATTCGCTTTCCGTTTTCCGTATTTTTCAACAAGCCATAATTCTGGTTCGCGATTGCCTTTTTGATTATTGCACCCCTCTATTCCGTGACATAGTGGCACTACATTCTCTGGCGTATATCCTCCGCCTTTAGATAAAGATATCCAATGATCCTGCGCCAACTTATGCCACAACCCCTGCGGACGTCCACATACCGCACAACAATTGTTAAAGTAATCAAGTGAGCGCTTCCAATCGTCCACAGTGAAAGTGGCTGGCAGTGCTTGTTTTCTTGTTCTTCTTGTTTGTACTATTTTTCTTGATTGTTCTCGTATATGCGGATCGTTTTTGTGTTGTTGATAATATTTAGAACCATACTCTAAACGTTCCGACCGGTGAGATCGATGATACAGTTTAGCATTTTTACATTTTTTTATTGCATGGGTTTTACTGTAAATAAGATCATATGCATGTTTGTCGGCGCGATGAGATTCTGTGTACTCTTGCTTGTGCTGGTGATAATATTCAAAATTGTCGTTCTTCCATGATTTGACATGATTTCTGTTACATACATGGCAATGAGAAAATAAACCTGATTTGTTTTTCTTGTATCGAGGGAAATATCGAGGAGTCGCCGGATATTCTTCCCCGCACTTTGTGCAGCGTTTAAATGGGTATGGCAAATAGATCATATAGCACCTCGTCATGCTATCTCGCAGAAGGTTGTCGGCTGATGGTACGAGTGCCATCTTTTCGGGAGCTACCCTAGCCGACAAATGGTAGTATACTATAAATTATGGTATAGTACCATAGAATATCCGTTTACCGGAAATCCTGGAGATCGCTGGCGCGGATTTGATATGGAGCCGGTTTATCCATATCAGCAACAATATCTATTGGAGGCTTAACGTGAGCATTTTTACAATTGCAGTAAACACTCTGGGAGCGAATGGATCGGCTACGGGCACGACCACCTATACGCCTCCAGTGCAAAGGGCTACAATAGAAGGATTCTTGACAGGCATCAAACTTGACTTTGCTGCTACAGCGCCTGCTTCGACAGTAGTTAAGATAGAAGAAGTCGGCGGTCTGGGCCGGACTCTCTTGACTGCGCCTGCAGGCAATACTGACATTCTATACTATCCGACAGTTCCGGAGCACGACGCTGCTGGAGCACTACCTGGCGGACGCATGTATCCCCACCTTGAATGCACAGGCATTAAAGTGACGGTCACCTTGTCAAATGCCTTGTCTCCTGCCGTCACGGTGACCTTAGACATAATGAACTGAGGCGACATGAAGACCCGAACGTTTTTAGCAATACTGGCACGAGGGTATGTCGATATAACGCCTGCCTCCATTGCTGTTGTAGCGGGGACTCCGCAGTCGGCCAACTGCGGGGCCGAATTCTCGGTTCCGCTGTCTGTTATTGTTAAAAACGCGGCTGGTTCGCCTTTATCTGGTATTGCTGTGACCTTCACCGCGCCCGGCAGCGGGGCCAGCGGCCTGTTTGCCAACGGGCTGACGACGGAGACGGTGCTCACGAATGCCAGCGGCCTGGCGACGAGTTCGCCGTTTACGGCTAGCGCCACAACGGGCGGCGCGTATAGCGTCGTGGCGAGTGCGGGGTCGCTGACGTGCAATTTTGCACTGACGAACGTCGATTACCAGGCCAAGCAACTGGCAACGTTCGGATCGGTTATTTTGGCCTATTG